CACCCCGGCGGGGGTGAATGTCTGCAAGTTTCGCATTGCCTGTGACCGAAACTTTGCAAAGCCCGGCGAACAGCGTCAGGCTGATTTCATTGACGTCATTACATGGCGGCAGCAGGCTGAGTTTGTGTGCCGCTACTTCCAGAAGGGCAGTCTGGTTGCCATCAATGGCCGTCTCCAGACCAACAACTATCAGGACAAGAACGGCAACAACCGTACATCCGTTGCCGTGGTGGCGGACAACATCAACTTTGCGGGCTCCAAGGGCACCAGCAAGCCGGTGGACGAGGGCGGCGAGGCTGCCCCGCGCTCTGATGCCTGGCCGAAAGCAGACCCGCCCGCCAACTACGGCGGCGTGGATGACTTTTCCGTGATCGATGACAGCGATGACCTGCCGTTTTGATAGAAAGGAATAACCCATGAACGTGAAACAGGAAAGCTATACCGTGCAGCCGCACTGGATGATCTCCGACTACCATCTGAAAGGCACTGAGCTGGATGTTTACTGTCTGATCTGGGGTTTTACGCAGGACGAGCAGGGCTGCTATTACGGCTCAATCAAGTACATTGCTGATTATTACGAGATTGACACCCGTACCGTGGAGCGCACCCTGAAAGCGCTGGAGGCAAAGGGCCTGCTGCGCAAATGGCAGGAGCCTGTCAACGGCGTAATGGTAAACCGTTATACTGCCCTGCGCCCAGAAGTTGAAAGCGCCGAGCAGAACCCCCGGCAGAATGCCACCCCCGGCAAGTTGCCGCCCCCGGCAGAATGCCGCCAAGACCCCCGGCAAGTTGCCGCCAAGACCCCCGGCAAATTGCCGGACAATAATAAAAGCGATAAAGCTAATAATAACAAACCCCGCGCGGGGGCGCGGGAGGAGCCGAGCAGCCTGACCGTTGCCGAGGTATTTGACGAGTTTTCCCGTGGTGCACCCGGCGGGTTGTATGACGCCCTGATGGATTTTGACCAGCACCGGCAAGCGCTTGCCAAGAAGGACAAGAAAAAGCTGTGGAGCCCTCTGGTTGCAAAGAAGATCTGCAAGTCCATCAAGCGGCTTGTGGATGAGGCGGGCGTGAAGGATCGTGCCGGGTACGCCATCGCGATGCTGAACCAGAGCGTTGAAAACGGATGGACGGGCGTGTTTGCGGTCAAGGATTTTGTGGACAAGACCCCGGCGGCGGTACATATCGCGCAGCCTGCACCGGATAAGCCCCGCAAGATCACCAAAGACACGACCCTCGCAGACCTGCTGGGGGGTGTAGGAGCGTGACAAACAACAAGATCTCCACTGCGCAGCAGCATCAGCTTGCTGTGATCGGCGCTGCAATCTTAGACCCGGCGGCGTGCAAGGATACCGTGCAGCGTCTGACCCCGGCCATGTTCGAGGAAGGGCCATACCGGCAGTTGTTCGCAGCCATCAAGCTGCAGCTGGATACCGGGCACAACGTGGATGCCGTGATACTGGAGCGGATGCTGGGCGCTGACTTCCGGCCTCTGATCGTGCTGGCAGCAGAGACCGTGCCAACCATCAGCCATGTGCAGGACTATGAGGCGCTGGTGATGGAGGACTACCGCAAGCGCCTGCTGCTGGAGCTTGCTGCCAAGATCTCCATGAACCCTGCGGATTCTGACACCATCTGCCGGGATCTGAGCGAGGCGCTGAAAGATCAGGATCACCTGCGGCGGGAATCGGTGGACGCGAACGTCAAGGAGTTTGCCGAGGTCTGGGACGAAACGCTCCACTGGCTGCAGCAGCCAGACACCAGCGTCAGGATGGCATGGCGTGAGCTGGACGAGCTGGGTCTATTCGGTGAAAAGATGGTCACCGTCATTGCTGGCCGTCCCGGACACGGCAAGACAGATCTGGCTCTCGCTCTGGCTCTGCGCCTGAGTAACAGCTGTCAGGTGTATTACCTGACCATGGAGGAGGACAGGCGCAAGCTGATGCTGCGCACCATGTCCAAACTGACCCGCATAAACTCCACCCGGCTGCGTGACCGCAAGCTGAGCGAGGAGGAGCGGGAGAGCCTGAACAACGCTTTTGCCCTCATCAAGGGACACACCGGCATGATCTACGATGATGGCACCCGCATGACCGTGGACGATATCCGCGCCCGGGTCATGAAATACCGCCCGCGTGTGGTCTTTGTGGATCACATCGGCCTGATCTCCGACACCCAGCAGGGACGCAAGGAGCAGGAGCGTCTTGCGGACGTCACCCGCAGCCTGAAAGAGCTTGCCATGGAGACCGGCACCACCATTGTGGAGCTTGTGCAGCTGAACCGCGTAACGGATCGCAACGGCGGCACCAAAAAGGCATCACTGGGAGACCTTCGCGGATCCGGCACCATCGAGCAGGACGCGGACGCCGTTGTTTTCATCGAGAGCCAAGTGGACGGAGAGCGTCAGCTGCAGGGCCCGAATGATTACTTTGATGTTAGCCTTCGCATCCCGAAAAACCGCGAGGGCGCAACCGGCAGAGTGTCCATGTGGTGGCAGCCGCAATATCATGAGTGGCAGCCTGCGCCTGATCCGTCCGAAAATTACAGCGAGGATTTTGCCCCGGCGGACCATGAGGATATCCCGGCGGGGTGGTAAACAGGAGATAAAGCAAAATGGATGATGTGAGATTGATCGATGCAGCCGCTTTGAGAGAGAAGATACTGCATGAAGCGTATGAAAAAAGCAATAAAACCGGCTTTGATGGCGGAATGATTTGGGCGTTTTATCTTGCGGCGAACATGACCGACCACGCGGCCACTATTGACCCGGAAAGCCTGCGGCCTGAGTCTGAGTGGGAGCTAATCCCGACAAGTACGTGCGAATGCGAATGGTTCCGCTGCAAGAAGTGTCACCACGCTTCCTGCTGCACAGATGCTTTTTGCGGCGGCTGTGGGGCAAAGATGAAAAACAGGGACGTGGAAATCGAGGGCTAACCAGAATCGAAAGAGGAAAAGGAGAATCAGACAATGAATGGAAAGAAGTACATTGACGCTGACGCTCTGGAGCTTGCATACCGGAGAATGAAGGACGCTGAAAGTCTGGGAGAACATAGCGGCGGCTATGTTTACAATCGGCTGTTTGAAACACTGCTGCAGGCCCCGGAAGCATTCCCGCCGCGCTGGCCGGAATGGATCAGAACGGCAGAGAGGAAGCCAACCGCAGAGGACGCAAACGAGGACGGCTGCGTCCTGAGCATCAACATGAACCGCGGCGACATGAGCACGACAGCTTGGCCGTGGAACGTGGTGGCAGCTTTCCCGGATTGCCTTCCGGTCTGGATGCCGTTGCCTAAAAAACCGGATCTGAAAGAGGAACATTTTCACCGCTGATAAAGAGAGGATGCAGTCCGATGACCTATGAAGAAAAAAAGGAATGGTTACGGCGGTACCGCAAGGCCGCCAAGCTTGAAAAGATCAAGCTGGAAGAGGTCGAGCGGTACCGCACAGACGCGGAGCATATCACACAGGTGCTCTCCCCTGTTCCCGGCGGCGCTGGTGACGGTCAGGCACTGCCCCGCTCTGTTGAACGCATTACGGACGCTATGCAGGCAGCCAACGCACAGGTGATGGAGTGCCAGAGGATCTGCAAGGAGATCCTGAGCGTCATGAACCAGACCGTGGACATACAGGATTACGAGATCCTGTACCTGCGTTACATCGGCGGCAAGAAGTGGGAGCAGATCGCCGTCAAGATGGGCATGGACGTGAGCCGCGTATACCGGCGACACAAGCGTGCTGTGAAGGCTCTCGACATCCCGGAGTGTCAGTAAACGCACTGTTTTTGAAGCAAAGCGCACTGTTTTGCACTGTTTTTAATGAAAGACGCACTGTTTTGCACTGTTTGACCTGTGATATTATTAGACTGCGAAAGCCGCAAGGAGCTGGACAACATCCAACGCCCTGCGGCTTTTGTATTGCCCGGCTGCGACAGGGGAACACCTTACCGACCAACAGCCTGAATGTACCAGCTGGGCAATTTATGTTTTGGTATCCGTGGCACTGTTGAGGACAACACCCCGGCGGGGTCACTGGATATACATGGGAGCCATTGCAGCATCATCCCGGAGTGCGTGGCAGCGTATCGCCAAGCGGGTTCCTTTGTCACCATCCTACCCAGTAAGCTGCCGCTGCTGGCAGCTGCGCACTCCATCCTATGCCGCCATAGCTCAATTGGTAGAGCGCCGCCCATTTAAGGCGGGACAACGTTGGTGACACCACGTTGCTAGTTTACCACCCGGCACATCCGAGGCATTTAACCAAGCCCCGGCGGGGGCGCGTGGGTGCTGGTTCGAATCCAGCTGACGGCTTATTTTATACCCCCGGGGCTTGTAAAACACCCCCGGGGTCTTTTTATCCCCTGCCCTTCCCGCAATGCCTCCCCCTGCAAATACCCCGGGGCTTTGCACAGTGCAGCGGGCTATGAGGGCACTGTACGCTATAACCACAACGCTGCCAAAGGAGGCTTGCACATGACGAACCCGCGCTATGCCAACGGCAACCTGCGGCGCAAGCATCGGGAGCGGCTGCGGGCAATGGGCTGCGAATGCGGCATCTGTCATGGGCGTTTCGGTCCTATTCATTACGATGAGCCTTCAGACGCGCAGCATCCGCTCTCCTTTGTGGTGGACGAGATCCGGCCTGTATCCAGATGGCGGCAGTTCGGGTATCCATCGGCGCGGGCAGCGGCTGAGGACTGGACGAACCTGCAAGCGGCGCATTATTTCTGCAATGCGCAAAAAGGCAACAAAACCGGGCAAAATAGCCCGAAAACCGGCAAAAAAGGGGCAAAACCACGCCGCATTCCGCAGGTCAGCGACGGCGAGTGGTAGGGTGGGGAGGGTCCCCCTCCCGCAGCCCTCGGCGACTCCGCGCTGTCCAGCGCCGATTTACACACAGGAAGTTTTTTGAAAGGGGCATCCAGACATGGCGACCATGAAAAGCATCACCGCCAGCGGCGGCCGTCTGGAGCAGCTCAAGCGGCTTGCGCTGGTGCTGGCCAAGAATATCGACAGCTGCGAGGACGCCCGGCTTTTGCCCCAGCTGGCCAAACAGTACCGGGACACCATCCGGGAGATCGAGGAAATGGAGGGAGCACCCAGCGATGACGACGAAGTCGGCGCGATCCTCGCGCAGCGGCAGCAGGATGGGAAGCCAGGAGCCGTCCGCACGCATCGCTCCGGCGTACCGGAGCACTGACGGCGGCGATGCCGTGCGCATTCTGCGGGCAGGCGGCACCATCCCGGACCCGTGGCAGAGTGACGTGCTGGAGGACTGGATGGGGCGCACCCCTTCCGGCAAGTGGGCAGCGCCCACAGCGGGCGGCAGTGTGCCCCGGCAGAACGGAAAGAGTCTACTTGTGCAGGGACGTGCCGAGGCCGGGATGCTGCTGTTCAACGAAACGGTCATCTACACTGCCCACCTGCAAAAGACTGCCACCGAGACCTTTGAGGAGATGCGCGCCTTCTTTGAGGGTACGCGGATGCGGCGGTATGTGGAGGAGATCCGCACCGCCCTCGGACGGGAGCAGATCATCCTGAAAAGCGGTGCCCGCATCAAGTTTCTGGCACGCACCCGCAACGGCGGACGCGGCCAGCATGGCGATCTGTTGATCTTTGACGAGGCGCAGGAGCTGGACGAGACCGCGCAGGGTTCTTTTCTGCCTGCCATCTCTGCCAGCCTAAACCCGCAGACCATCTATGTGGGCACGCCACCGGGGCCGGATGCCGTGGGCACCGTGTTCCGTTCGCTGCGCCGCCGCGCGCTGGACGGCGATGCCAAAAAGGCCGCATGGTTCGAGTTCTCGGTGGACAAGATCGGGGACGTGAAGGACCCGGCGCGCTGGGCAGCCGCAAACCCCGCGCTGGGGCGGCGCATCCAGCTTTCCACCATTGAGGGCGAGGCCGAGCAGCTGGACCCGGACACCTTTGCCCGGGAACGTCTGGGCTGGTGGAGCCCGGAGGCCACCCAGCAGCTGGATCTTGCCATTGACCCGGCGGCGTGGGCGGCCTGCGCCAGCGAGGAGCAAAAGCCCGAGGGCAAGACCGCCTACGGCGTTAAGTTTGCACCGGACGGCAGCGCGGTCTGCCTGTGCGGCGCGGTGCTGCCAAAGGACGGCGCTGCCCGCGTTTCCCTGATCGACCTGCGCCCCACAGGGCAGGGGCTTGCATGGCTGGCAGACTGGCTGAACCAGCGGTACGACAAGGCAAGCTGCGTAGTCATTGACGGACGCAACGGCGTGGACGTGCTGGCAGAGCGCATCAAAGAGGTGTGGCGGGCAAAGAACGCCGTGATCCGCCCCGGCACCAAGGACGTGATTGCCGCCGTGGGCGGCTTTACCAACAGCATCAGCGAGCACAGCCTGACATGGTATCAGCCGCAGACCGTGCTGGACGAGAGCGCCCGCACCGCTATCAAGCGCCCCATCGGCGGCGGGTACGGCTTTGGCGGAGACAACAGCCTGCCGGTAGAAGCCTGTGCGCTGGCGCTGTGGGGCGTAAAGACCTGTAAACGCGACCCGACCCGCAAGATGCGCATCGGGTGAAAGGAGCACCATGACCACCACCTTTTCTTTTGGCACTGTGCCGGGCTTGACCGGGGAGGAACAGCGGCAGCTGACTGAGCTGACCGAGGCCTACAACTACCACCAGAGCCGCAATGCCACCAAGGACAAGTATTATGAGGGACACGTCACCTTGCAGGACGTGAACCTTGGCATTGCGCTGCCCAAGGGGCTGAGCAAGCTGGAGGTCGGCTGCAACTGGGGACAAAAGGCGGTGGATGCACTGGCATCCCGCAGTATGTTCGATGGCTTTGTGAGCAACGGCGGCGCGCTGGACGGGCTGCAAAAACTGGTGGCAGACAACCGTCTGATTGCGGCCTATGCCAAGGCCTGCCGGGATCAGCTGAAATACGGCTGTGTGTTCGCCACCCTGTCCTCAGATACGGATATTGGCTGCCGCATCCGCTTCCACTCCCCTGCCACGGCCTCCGCGCTCTGGAGCGGCGAGAAGGGGCGCATCGACTGCGGGCTTACCATTATCGACACGGTACAGGACGAGCACCAAAAAGACAGCTGGCGGCCTGCGCTGGTCAACTTCTACACCGACACCGCCGTCATCGTGCTGCGCGCGGTCGGCAGCAGCTGGGCGGCGGAGCGGAAGCCCCACCGGATGGGGCGTCCGCTGATGGAGCCGCTGATCTGGAACGCCACCAGCAATAAGCCCTTTGGCCGCAGCCGCCTGAAGCGCGCCATCCGTTCCCTCATCGACGACTATGTGCGCACCGTGGCTAACGCCACCATCGCGCTGGAGTTTGACACCACGCCCCAGAAGTACATTCTCGGTGTGACCGATGAACAGTATGACGCCATTACCTCCGATAAATTCAAGCAGTATGTCGGCGCGCTCATCGCCGCCACTTCCAACCCGGAGACAGGCGAAAACCCAGTCTTTGGGCAGCTGGCGCAGGGCAGCTTACAGCCCCATGTGGAGAAAATGCGGATGACCGCCACCCAGTTTGCGGCAGCCACCGGTCTGACCGTGATGGACGTGGGCGTGGTGAACGATGCCAACCCCACCAGCAGCGATGCCATTCTTGCCCAAAGCCAGACGCTGGTGCTGATGGCGCAGCAGCTGAACACCGGCAACGGCGATGCCCTGCATACTATCGCCTGCATGGCGCAGGCCATTGCCCGGAACGTATCGCTGACCGAGCTGACCGAGGAGGAGAGTGGCGTGATGGCACACTTCAAAAACCCCGCCATGCCCAGCGTGGCGGTGACTGCGGATGCCGCCATCAAGATTGCAACTGCCCGGCAGGAGTTTGCCAGCACCGACACCTTTCTGGAGATGATCGGCTTCGATCAGGCGGATATCCGGCGCATCCGGGCACAGGAGCAGCGGGCGCGCGGACAGGCGCTGCTGATGGAGATGGACGATGCAGATAACGACACGGACGTGGAATAATTACATTGCCCGGCTCTCCCGGCTGAACGAGGCTGCCGGGCAGAAGATGCGGGAGTACATCCGGCTGCACGGCACCGAAAACACCGAGGAGCTGATCTCCTACGCCTACGCAGTCATCACCCGGTACGGCGAGGGCAGCGCGGAGCTGGCCTGCCAGATGTACGACGCACTGGCCGAGGCCGAGGGGATGCTGCTGCCCGCAGCAGAGCCTGCTGCCACTGCCAGCTATGGCGAGGTTGCCCGCATGGTGCACGCCACCAAGGATCAGAACCCCGAGAATCTGCCCAGCGGCGTGAGCCGTATGGTCAAGCGGGCGGGAGCAGACACCACCCTGCACAACGCGGTGCGGGACGGCGCACAGTGGGCATGGGTGCCCAACGGGGACACCTGCCCCTTCTGCATCACGCTGGCCTCCCGTGGCTGGCAGACCGCCAGCCAGAAGCTGCTGAAGAATGGGCACGCGGAGCACATCCATTCCAACTGTGACTGTGAGTTTGCGGTGCGGTTCCATTCCGGCACAAGCGTTGCGGGCTACGACCCGGAGAAATACCTCAAGCAGTACCGGGACGCCGGCAGCGATGTGAACGCCATGCGCCGCATCGACTACGCCGCCCGGAGGGATGCCATCAACGCCCAGAAGCGGGCGGCGTATGCGGCAAGGAAAAACTTCTCTGTTTATTCGAGCTTGAACATGGAGCCAAAACCTGTTACAATGCAGTCAATCAGCAATGTCAAGTCGTTCAACTGCGAAACTCTGGACGGTGCAAAGCAGCAACAACTTCAAAACGCCCACAAACGACTGCTCATGACTGCGGCAAAACAGCCGCCCGGTGTTGAAGTCGGCAAGGCGTTCGACCTGAACATGAAGCCGTTGACGCAAGATGTCGTTGGCAGTGCAGAGGGGCACTCTGTCAAGCTGCCCAACTTTAATGTGCCCTATGCCGTCATACATACGCACCCTGCGTGTGGCATTTTCTCCCATGGTGACTTGTCGAGCTTCGCCAAAAGTGAGAACTTGAAACTCATGACGGCCATTGGGCATAACGGACACATCTATGCGGTCGAGAAAAGCGCTGATTACGATGCCGTTGCAGCAAAAGACATTGTTTGGCAGCTGAACGCCGGAATAGACCGGCTGAAAAATATCCCCCGTGCGGAACTGTCAGACGAGCAGCTTCTTGAGCAGGCTGAAAAACTTGTCTGGCAAGCCATCAAAGAACTTCAAGAGAACGGAGTGAGATTCTATGAGTAGTCGGCTTACACCGGAACGGATTGCAGAAATGCAGAAGTGGCTTCTCGAACATCCGATTGACCACGAATACGACGAGATGTGCGATATGCTGGACAGCCCTGCGCCTCCGGCCCAGCTTGCTTCTCGCGCTGCTTACGATGTGCTGAAAGAAATTGGGGAACTCCCTCCCGGCGTTGAGTGATTTTTATATTCTGACCACGATGCACACGCACCGTGGTTTTTTCATGCCCAAAAACGGAAAGGAAAGCACCATGAAAAAGATTCTTCTCGCCATCGCGTTGGCCGCATCTATCCTGCTGTGCGGCTGTTCGGAGGCCGACAAGGCCAATGCCAACATCTCCAAGCAGGCCGATTACTTTGAGAGCGAGCGCAAGATCACCGTCTACAACGCCCGCACCGATAAGATCATCATGGAAGCCGAGGGCTACATGTCCATCTCCAACAACTCAAGCAACGAGCTGGTCTGCACGGTGAAAATTGGCCCGGACACCTACCGCAAAAATTATATCTACCTGAACGGCTACACCATGTATGTGGTGGAGGACATTACCGGCACCCATACCGACCCGTACCACTATAAACTCTATTTCCACACGGACATCCTGCCCAGCGTGGAAGTAAAACCGTAAAGGCACTAACCAGAACACTCTATTTTAGCCCGTATCAAGCACGATGCAGACCGCACCGTGCTTTTATTATGCCCATTTTGCCCGCATGAGGACGGAACGGGCACCATCGCAGCGGGCAGTGCGT